AGCGCTCAATTCAGTATTCGCGAGAGAGTCAATTTGATTCTCGTATTGAGTCTCTGCCGCTGTGACTAACTTAAGATCGCCAACAATCTTACTTGGGACATAAGGCGCTCTATGAGATAGCCGCATAATACCGTCTGCTGAGTCTATAGCGTAGGTTAAGGTATTGTTGCAAACAACGTAAACATTCGTTGCAAAGGTCATGGAAGCGCGGGTTAGGTCATAAGATGTTGACATAATCAAATTCCTTTTAACCCTTTCGCCAGCGAGAAAGTTATTGGCTGTTGTTTCTGCCATAAACCAAATCTCTTTCCCGCCGCGCAAACTACCAATGGTTGACATTTGATAATCACCTTTTTGGCAGACCATTTCCATCGCATCGCAAATCAAGCCAATGCGGTGAACATGATACTGATCAGAAGCGCCTGTGCAGAGTGCTTCCATCGTATCGTCGCGATAGATAACCCGGCGATCTTTTGAGGTTATATGATGCTGTCTCGCTGTCTCGCCGCAAACTGCAAAGTACTCAACTGGCGCGGCTCTAACTTCCCAGTCTAGAGCCTTCTCTCGCCATTCAGCGGGTGATTCATCCGGGTGTACTCGATAGGCTTCAAAGCCTTCTGTTTCCCACCAAGGCGCTCTGCCGCCAACTGCGACTGCCATATGAACAACGTTGCCTGTTGTGTCAATTTCACCTGACATAATAAATACTCCATCCGGCGTTAGACAACAGAATACCGCCGCGCCGGAAAAACGCCGGTATTCAGAATTCAGTTGTAAAAGATCAGACCATATGATTAGGCTTCAAGATAACCGCATTGCATCATCGTGAAATCCATCACTAGCAAGATCGTTATCCATCCAACTAATCGCTACCTCAACATAAGGTCATAGGTAGTGCGGCGAGATTATCATATCCGGCGCAAATAACAACTACTGTATGCAATAACAGTATTGACAAATTAATGAATCCATGAATGAGAATACATAAGGGCATTCATAGAATACGGTATATGTCAAGTATTGACAGATTGTCAATTGTTGCCTGAAACATATAGGCAAGCCACAGCGACACGCCGCCGGTAGATCTGCAAAGTAAACCAGTCTGCAATAAATACCAGTTTATCCGCCAAACTAGTTTGCAATACAAACCGAATTCTCCACCAGTTTAGCGGCATATTCGAATATTAGTATATGCTAATATCCAGCATCTGCCAACATTCGAATATTATTGAATTCTAATATAGCCCCCCGCCCCCCTTTTATTTTAAATTCGAATTCGATATTGCACCCACTCACCATCGGGGGATTTTAGGGTGGTATACTACCCCAAAAGGGATAAAAGCCCGTGTAGGGCATTACAGAGCGTTAGAGAGGAAATCTGATGGCAAATGAAATATATAATGGCCCCGTTCCAGATCGGGTAATGGATTCGGCAGGGATTGCAGGAATGGATGCAGCCAATGTGGCTGCTGGGATGAACACAGGCCTACCATTGACCCCAGAAGGTGTTCCAGACCCAGAACAGAGCATGGAAGCCATGTTCCATGATTGGTTGCGGAATAAGTTACCAGAGTTGGCCCAGATTTTCATGCAGGAGATGCAGGGAAGGATGGGTGCTCAGAGTACAGAAATCCCCACGACAGACCCACGAGGAATGGGTGGTACTCCTGCTATGCCAGCAATGGATACAGCAATCAGGGGGATACCGGGAGCCGCAGGTGGTACTCCAAGAGGGGTGCCTGTAGGGCCAAGAGCAGGGCTGGTAGGAAGTGCCCCCTACTGAGTCTCTCCTAGATGAGGGGGGTTGGTCTGAGTGGCTTGAAGAGCAACGCAAGCAAGAACAACTTCATAAGTTGCGCCGGATTGGTATTTCTGAGGACTTAATATCAGAATCAATCCAAGCAGAGGGATTGGTTCCCCCACAGGGGAACGGATTGGTGAGTTCTGTGCCAGAGACAGAAGACCAGAGGATGTTTAGGGAGAATGCAGAATTCTATCAGGAGCATCCCACAGAAACTTTAGAACTGACGCCACTCCCATATCATACTCAATTTGGGAGAAGAGTTTACAAGGATCAGTTTGATGTGGTACATTCAGAATCCACGACAACCCTGAAAGCCCCTAACGGGGAATGGATGAACATCCCTGTAATCTTTAATGGGCAGTATGTATCAGAACAAGACGCCAAGAAGATTATCGTAGACAATGGTATGCTTGACCCAGAGACTGGGGAGACAATCAAGACATACAAGACCTTAGAAGAGGCGGAGGAAGCGGCAAAGCAGCGGATGCGGGAATTGAATGATCCTAGCCTACCGTGGAATTTAGAGGGAACAGATTGGATCACAAACTTCCCGGCTGAACATTTGGATTGGAAGAAATTCTTATTCGATCTAGGGGTAGATTCCCCCTTTATAAACTGGCCTTTGAGGAGAAGGAGAAATCCAAACATACCAGAAGTAGAAGAATGGAACCCATGAGAACAGAAAAACAAGAACTATTCATTGAGGCATATTGCTCCATAGGGAACGCTACCAAGGCAGCGATCCAAGCCGGTTACTCCGAGAAGACGGCTAAACAGCAGGGCCATGTCCTCAAGAAAAGGTTACACAAGGAGATAGATGAGTTAATCAGGAAGAGGGTGCAGGACGCAGTTCCTGCGGCTTTTAATGAATTGTCTTCCTTGGTACAGAACGCCACAAGTGAGCAGGTGAGGTTGGCCGCTGCTAAAGATATATTAGACAGGGCTGGCTTCAAGCCCACCGATAAGGTGGAACAGAAGATCACACACGGTGAGAAGTCCACCGATGAACTGAGGAAAGAACTGGAAGCCCTGACCGGCTCCACAGAGCCTGAAATTATACCACAACTGGTGAACTGATGACTCCCGAAGAGAAGGACTGGCAGGATTTTAAGGGTATTTTAGATACGGTATGGGATTGAGATGACTAAACGGTATGGAATGGACTCCCCAGAAGTTCGCGCCAGAAGGGAACGGGAAGAACAAAGAAGGGCAGCAGAATATCAGGGGCTTCTAATGCCTGAACCCGGTACTCCCGCATGGGAAAAGGGGCTTGGGTTATCCACTCCGTTTCTTGATCTTATTCCCGGCTCTGGAACTGCCATGAAGGGTTTGTTACTGGGGGGAAAGGGCTTGCTTGATAGTGTGCCTCTTGCTGCTGGGATACGACTATCCCAAGACATAAAAAGAACGCCTAAGAATCTTTTCAACGCATTAGAAAACATAGGATTTAAGAAGTGGACTCCTGAAAAAGAACGCTTTGCAAATGTCGATCTAAAATATCAAAGAGAGGGTGTCGGATTAAGATTGCGTCATGGTGCGTTAGCAAATAACCCAATGAAGACAGGGGGAGGAGCCGACATTCTACCCATACGCATGGGTAAGGAGCATGGGGTTCCTGAAGATAATGTCATAATTGAAGGTCTTGCAATTGTTCCTGAAAAAAGGGGTACAAGAGCAATAAAAGATGCCGTAGATGACCTTATTGCAATGGCTGATAGGACAAAAACAACTCTTTATGTTCACCCATCCCCAATAATGGACAAATCTAAGGCAGAGTTTGTAAGAAAATACGGTGAGAAGCATGGACTCGAATTATTTAGTAAGGAGAGGGATAAATTGTTTAGTCTATACGAGAAATTTGGGTTTGTGAGAGGTGGAAATGTCATGGTAAGGTTTCCCGGTGGCAAACAAGTTGATATTTCAGGGGCAACAGATTTGAAAAGTGGTAACAAATGGTTTGACGATGCGTTTGGATTTTGAATAATGCCAATACAACGATGCACTCTGAAGAGTGGGAAGAAAGGATGGAAATACGGAGAATCTGGTAAATGCTATGCAACTAGAAAGAGTGCAGAGAAGCAGCAAAAAGCGATTCATGCCTCCGGCTACAAAGGCAGAACTAGAACAAGCAGTAGAAATCGCTAGGGAGATACGTCAAAGAGAACGATACAACCGTATCGACTACTACGACCCTTACCCCTACCAGAAGGCTTTCCACGATACGGGGTCTACCTGTAATCAACGGCTTTTGATGGCTGCTAACCGTATTGGAAAATCATATTGCGGTTCAGCGGAGATGTCCTACCACTTAACCGGATTGTATCCAAAGTGGTGGAAGGGAAGAAGATTTCGCCAACCCATTGTAGGATGGGCTGGTGGGGTTTCAAACGAAACCACACGGGATATTGTACAATTTGAGTTATTGGGTTCCCCCGACGATCCAGAGGCTTTCGGCTCCGGTACCATACCGAGAAAACTTATACTAAAGACAGAACGAAAGCCCGGTGTTCCAAACGCCAAAAGCGTGGCCCTGATCAAGCACGTAAGTGGGGGGAACTCTTCTTTATTCTTCAAAGCCTATGAAATGGGTGTAGAGAAGTGGCAGGGAAGATCAGTAGATTGCATATGGTTGGATGAGGAGCCATCTAGGGAGATTTACTCCCAAGCCGTCACCAGAACCCTTGATAGAAGGGGCATGGTTTACATGACCTTCACCC